TTTGTAAGATTTTCATCTCTTGTCTCCAAGTCAATAGATATTGTATCGTATTGTGATAAGTCTGGTAATGTTTGAGGGGGAGTCCAATCTGAATCAGCATTTCCCCAAGAAATGTCTTTTATATCTTGCTCTAATAAATGGTACTGATCATTTTTCATTTTTTTCCTTTTCTACAAATTCGCCACCAAGACCAGTATATCCCCCAATGTCAATCCAACTATCTGTCTTTTTTGGAGAAAAAATTAATCTGGCTATTTTTAAAAGAATTAAACACAAAACAACTTGAGGAACTGTAACTTTAATACTAAAAACCACAGACCATAAGTCAGCAATTCTTTTATGGTTTTCATACGCTGGGCCATAATCTTCTGCTCTGTCTACATTAATAAGTTTTATTGCTTCTTTTAAAATATCTTCTCTGTTCATGTTTTCCCCTATAATTCAAACCTATATTGTGCAGTAGATTCAATAAGATGCAAGGACTTTTTAGCACGAGTCATTCCTACATAGAATACTCGGTACTCTGAATCTTGATCCCAACTGTCTGCACATGCTTTTGTTGAGTCTAAAAGAAGAGCAACATTATCAGCTTCTCCACCTTTAGCTTTATGAATTGTAGAAACACGAACCCTAGGAGCAGCCGTCAGAATCTTCTCCCCCCGTCTCCTCACCGAAGTTATGTAAGCCACTTCCTGCTCCGATACTTTCAAAACATTCTGCCAAGGTGTTTCCGATGTCGCTTGTAAGTTGCATTTGTTTATAATGTCTTGAAGAGTATAGGTTTGATCTAACTCTAAAGTAGCCATAATCTTTCTGCCTGATTTTGTTATAATGTTTGGATCTATTAATTTTGAAAAAGTTTTTAATTGTTCTGAAGTCAAAGTCTCTTTCTTGCATAGTTTAAGCCATACCTCTATTGCATTTAAAACATTTGGGGAAATAGACCAACCAATGCCCTCTCTCCAAAAAAGATGACCATCCTCTTTTAATTTGAGACATACCTTGCTTACAATATAATTTGTTCTCGCTAGTATTAACCATTCGCCACTTGATAAGTCTACATCTAGTATATCCCTATACCATGTAATAAACCCTTTTTGTTTTAGGGGTTGCCATTTTTTATTTTCTCTGGTTCTAACTTTCTTTATGAGAGAATCTGCCATGCCATGCACAACTTCTGGAACACGATAGGATTTTTTTAAAACCATCTTATCTTTACTTGCATTTAAAAACTGACCTACATCTACACCCATCCAAGAATATATTGCTTGATCATCATCACCCGCATAATAAACTTCTTTAGAGTTAGGAACTAAAACTTTTTTAACCATACTCCATTGTAATGGTGCTAAGTCTTGTGCTTCATCTACAATTAACAAATCAAACTCTGGACTTGTACCTTCTGCTATAAATTTTTCTATCATATCAACAAAATCATACTTACCCTTTACTCTCTTATAATCAGAATAAGCCTTGTCTAAAACCTTTAATTGTTGCCAATGTAAATCGTAATCCCATCCTTTAACATATTGTTCTTCTGTTGTTATTTGTTTTACCCTAGCCATTTGAATAATAGCCATGTATTTATCACCACCTGCACCAACACTAAATAAAGGTCCTTCTTCTATGTTTAATGTTTGAGAAGTTCTAAAATCTAAACCAACAAGTCTACCAAGTTCGTTATAGTCAGACCCCCTAAATACACTTTGTGTAGTTAAGCCTAGCCACTGAAATGCAAGTGAATGTAAAGTTCTAAAATAAACCATATCTTTTGTATCTAAACCCAACTCCACAGAAGCACGATCCCTTGCCTCTGTCGCTGCCTTTTTACTAAAAGAAAAGAAACCAATTCTTTTAGGGTCTACCCCTTCAGATATTCTATTCTTAACTATATCTATAAGTTTTGTTGTTTTACCTGTTCCTGGCGGCCCAAATATAGTTGTCTCACTCATTTTTCCATCTCTAACTTTCCGTGACATGCTTTACAAACACATATACATTTTTCTATTTCTTTATTTAATGTATCTAAATTTCTATCTTCACTAATTATGACTGCAACTGCTTTATATTTTGTACTAGGATCTACATGATGCCACTGCAAATGTATAGCCTCTTTGTCATATCCACACATTTCACAACCCCTAGACAATTTTATTTTGTCATTATATTCCCTTAAAATTCTACTTTTTTTTGCCCATCTACCAACCATCAAAAAGGTATCTCTTCTTCCTTTATATCAACAGATTTTATCTCTACCTCTGACCCAAACTCTGGTATCCACCAAACTCTTACTGACTTCCATTTACCTTGTGATGTCGTAAACCCCTTAACAGTAGAGCTATCACCTTTGTTTATTTCTTTTAATCTCTCTTGTACTTGTGCTCTTGTATAACTATCAAATTTTCTACTTCTCAAAAAATCTATCAAACTCTCTAAACGAAAATAGGTTTTACCTTCTTCAACATCTGTATATGGTTTACCTAATACAACCTCTTCAAAACTTTGTGCTTGAACTCTACCTGTGCAATACAACTCAAGCAAAGACATAAACTGCCCTTTGTAAGTTAATTCCTCTGGAACATTTATTTCGTTACAATTTTCTAATAATGTGTTGACTTGCTCTTCCCACAAAGAGTCTTTTAATTTTGGTGGCATAAAGTTTAATTGCTCCATACATGCCCTTTGAAATAATCTTGGAGTCTGTAATTCTTCTGTTGTTAATTCTAATCGTCTGCCATCTATATCTAAAAACCAAAGTCTTGGCTCTGATAATATTACTGAAAGTCCACTAATTGTAGGCATAGATGTTGTTCCTATACCATGTTTTAATCCTCTACATATACCTTGATTACAATGAGAAGGCATAGGTTCTTCCTTACAAAGATACTGATATTCTTTTTTCTCTAATGTGGATTGTATTGTAACAATCTCTGACGCTGGTAAAGGGGGATTAAAATGTTTTACATTTAATTCTTCTAATTTTGCTTTCCAATTATTAGGTGCAGACTTTTGTAAAAACACACCCAATTGAAATGCCGTTTTATTCCTTTGACCCTCGTGCACTCCTATACTTAAAAGAGCACGAAGGCAAGGAACATATCCTGGAAATAAATTTACAGGCCCACCAATAGGTATTTGCATAAAATCATTTGGGGAACATGTTTGAGTTTTTACTTCCTCAATGAATTGTTCAAGTGTAGCTTCAACGAATCCATCTTCTGTTTGAATGACCGCGTATCTGAGGGTTTGAGTATGATCAAAATAAGGAAGATTGATAAAATTACCAATGTCCCCACGCTCCACCAAAACTTGTTCTTGTTTTGGGAATATCTCGCAACGACCATGACCCAGTCCCGCAGCAACTTCTGCAGCCTTGTCTCTAAAATCACCTGCATTCATCCACTCCTTAAAAAAGAAAAATATATGTGCACCGCCACTTTTACTACGGCACACGACACATGGAATCTTGAGTTCTTTCAATTTAACAACAAGAGCATTATGATCCAAGGGATATTGGTCTATGTCAAGAGCACCAAATTTGCACTTGTTCTCTTCATTTATAGGTATAGCACCGACACCTTTTTTGCCGTCTACATGACCTTGCATTAATTCTAGTGTAAGTGGTTGTCTGACAATAAATGATTTGGCTTTCTGTTTGCCATTCATTCTTTGATTTGAAACTTCTGTCTGCCCATGAGCAGAACTAAAACCTTCAAATATTTTCAATAATTCTTCTGCTAAATTCACTCTTCACCCCAAAAAATAAGAGCCGTATAAATGGAGGAATTTTATACGGCTCAACTTTAGTTATTAAAACGGCACTTCATCGTTAGCTTTTTCTGCCATTTCATCGGCAGAAGCAGCAGCCATTTTAACGTCCCCTTTTCTTACACTCTGATACATAGTACGAGCCTCTAGCATCATCTCTTCTATATCAGATGTAATTTCAGGTATTCGGTCTAACTTATAGTTATACCAAGTTCCTTGATCGTTACTCTCAGAAACTGTACTTAATTTCCAAGCCGTGCCATAAATAGGCATTGGTTTACCACTTGGCAAACGAATACCATTCTTTAATGTATTCCATCTTCTTGACACTTTCAACTGTGTTTTTTTCATGTCAAGAACTGCTGGAGCACTTTGACCATCAGATCCTTTTGCAATGACCAAATGTTGATGAGTTCTTACTAACTCATTACCACTCGGTAACATTTCAATCGTCCCCTCACGAGTCGTTAAATTAATGTCATTGTCTGTCGGAGACAATTCTTTAATGAAACCACCACCTGTTGAACGAAGTGCAAATTCCAAAAATTTCTTTTCAAAATAACACGGAACAATGGTTACTCCTTCATCGGCTTTGTAAATCTCTTGACTTACAGTATTAAAAATATCGCCTTGTTCTGCACCTTTAATGTATAAGCTGTCTTGCTTATTTAATTGTGGCGACAAAGCCTGCAATATCCTAACAAAAGGAATTTGCATATCATCAGTTGTAAAGTTTTCAAGACCTGCACCAGAGTCTGCTTCAAGCATTTTGTCAAGTTCTGATACCACAACTTCAGTGGTCTTTTTTTGTGCTACTTGGTTCATTATTGACCTCCCTTTATTTTTGCACGATTACCTTGGTATACCCCGAATAAATCAAAATCAATATCTTTACCGTTTTCAATTCTATTCTTAACCCAAGTCTTTAAAGTCATTGGATGTACATGAGTTTTCTTCACTGGGTTTAAACCTTGCTTTGTAAGATCGTCAACCACGGCTCCCGCGACATTGTCTTGTCCCATGTTAAAGCCAACCACGACTTCATTCTTAATAATATCGCCCTCACCACAAGTGCGAAGAAAAGAAAAAGCTTCATCTTTTCTTGCCTCTGGGATACGAGCAGATACATACTTATCAACAGTAACTTTGTTACCATCTACTGATAAACTTTCAACACCAAGTTCTTGCATCAAGGAAGGTATATCTTCCTCGTCTACATTTCTCTTTCTGTGTTGAAGGTCTTTGAGATGTTGTTCGGCATCTTTAATTTGTTTGTCCAAATCAATTGATTGCCTAATTAATGATGATAAGTTTTTAGTCTTTTCTTCACCGACTTTAGCAAAAGCTTGAGGGTCAGCAGCCTCAGTTTCAAAAAGTGAAAACACATCACTCATCTTTCTCTCCTTCTTCGTTAAAGTTTATGCTCTTCAGCGTTAAAGTTTGTTAACTAGAAACTACTCTAATCTGTTGTTCCTTGTCAACGGTTTTTTCATGCTCTCTTTTAGTGAGATATGAAATCGTACCACCAACAGACCTATCGTTTCTGTCGGCTATTTCTTTTAGCATTGACCAAATGTTAATTGGTACTGCTACTGATTTCCATTTATTCGGATCCATTAATTTTCCTTTCGTTAATTTGATGAAAGAGGTAGAACGGAGAAACCCAGGGAAATCAAAACAAAAAACCTAGGAAGAACTACCTCAATCACTCATCATAACAACACACAATTTACTTGAGTGTCACTATAATCCCTATCACAACAATAACCATATTGTCAAATAAAATCTCAAGTTTTCTTTTTTTCTTTTGTTAATGCAATTCTTGTATGTTTTTGGCTTTCATACAACGATTGCTCCCAAGACATTTTTATATGTTCTTCTCTTCTAAAATCATTGATATGTATTTTTTTAGTTTTTTTATCTTGGAATTTTTCAACATTAAAAAATATAACTGACCTTTCTTTTATTGCACATAAAGCAATGATATCACATTCTGCTTTTGTGTATGGTCGTTTATCCCCACCTTGAACAACTTGAAAATTATATAAATCTTTATTCATATAAGTTGCCGTCTTAACTTCTATTCTTTGTGGCACAAGCAATGATCCATCTACACTTTTTGTTGCCACAATATCTGTGCCATCTTGTTTGACTAAACCACAATCAACACCAAGCATACATAGTTGTAGTGCCGTGCAGTATTCTCCTGCCATGCCTATCAATTTCTCAAGTCTCATATTTTTAACCATTCTAAAACCCTTTCTCCTAAAGTTATATTTGCTAGTTTGTTTTTTGATAATAATGTTTTGACGATATGAACATCAACTGTGTTTGGACACATCAAATCAACATACAATACTGGGTGATGTTGCCCTACTCTATGAGCACGATCCTCGGATTGTTTCCTTGACTCTAAATTAAAATCATTTGAATAATAAATTACATTTGTCGCTGCATGTAATGTAATACCCATACCACCAGTTTGAGGATTACTGACAAAAAACCTTACGTCACTTTCTTTGTCTTGAAATTTTTTTATCGCATCTTGTCTATCTTCAACTGATGTATCCCCATAGTAATTTACTACGGCATTTGATCCGTAAGTTGTTTTTAATCTCTGTGTTATAAATACTATGTCATGACGAAACCTAGACCATATAATTATTTTGCCTTCCATTTCTTCAATGACTTCCATCAATACATTCATTCTATTGTTTTCAATTAATTTTGTTTCGCCATCATCTGTCACTAGATAACCACACAATAGTTGTTGCAGACGAAGTAATTGTGTCATGACTTCTGGAGCACTGACCATTTCTCCACTCTCCAGAAAAGCCACCGAAGTTTTTTTAATGCTATGATAATGTCTTTCTTGTTCCATTGTTAAATCAACTTGTCTCGTTGTATATATCTTTGGTGGTAAATCTAATGCCTCTTCTTTTGTTGTCCTATAAGAATAAGGATCTATTTTATTTTTCATCTCTTCTAAATTTTTAAAACCAACGACTTGATTAAAACTATGATTACCCATTCTTCTATTCATTATAACAGCGTATCTTCCTTGAAAAGACCAATAAGAATTGTGTCCTAGTATGTTTGTACTTAAAAATCCAAACTGTGAATATAAGTCAAGTGGCGATTTTGTAACTGGTGCTCCTGTTAATATTCTTTTATACTTCGCACCCCCACCAAATTTAATTAAAGCTTTTGTTCTTTTTGCCTGGATATTTTTAATCGTGGTAGACTCGTCTATCGCTAAAAGAAAATGACTTCTATGTGTAACTTTATCTAAATATTGTAATACTTTCTTGGTCGCAAAAGCCTCAACATTGATTAGAATAATTCTAAACTGATGTCTCTCGGTCACCGAATCACGGAGCTTTTCAGTTTCTCTTTTATTTAAGTTTGCTTTCCATACATATATTTCATGGTCTATATTTTCTCTCATGTGTATGGGTATTTCATTGTCTCGCCAATTTAAATACACACCCTTTGGTGCAACAATAATTGCAGAGTCAATATGTCTATTCTCATATAACCATGCCATATTATCTATTAATACTTTTGACTTGCCACACCCCATCTCCATAAAGTAAGCAAAATTTCTTTTATCAAAACTTTTTTCTAGTGCCTCTTCTTGATGTTTGTATGGTTTTGTCTTGTAAGTAAAATTCATAGTATCCCTTTTTTTATAGTTAAATCACATTTTTTCCCATAAGTCAAATAAAAAAAATATTATTTATATGTGTCGTCTATCCATGCTAATGTTGAACTAGAGGACATGGTTTGTCTATATTTGTCCCTATGCCTCGGCTCTCTTTCTGCAATCGCTCTTGGATCGTCTTCAAACGATCCGTCTTGTATCTCCTGTTCTTCCTCTGGAGTGAGAAAAGGCCCCCAGTACCCTTGCCACGAGTCAAGCGAAGTCCTCTCTTTCCTAGTCCAGTTTTCAAGTTTTGCTATCTTCTGGATCATCTCCTTCGGTGTCCCAATCTGGAGTGAAATAGAATCTGAGTTCCTCCCCACTTTCCACATCCTCCTCGCCACTGCTATCGCTAGGTGGGGGTGATTTGGGAAACTTGATGATGTTATCTCTATCTTCAGAGTGTATGTCTTTTTTTTCATTCTTCTTCATCTATCTCTCCCTCTTCTAATTGAATATTTTGCATTAAACCCATCTTGGCACTTTCTAAATACCAAAGAACTTCGGCAGGGTCTTCAAAAGTTGTTATCATTTCAACTTTCCCCTGTTTAGTAACTCCCATTATAATCGCTTGTTCTAATCTTTTCTTTGCCGTGTCGCAAACTTGATGTAAAAGTAATTTTGTTTTTTTTACTTTTCCAGGAAATTTTATTACATTATCTTCCATTATTTCTGTTGCCCTTGACAACATTCTTCAACAACTGCTTTGCAAATAACACATTGCATGTGTCCGTGAATCTCTACTGTTTTTAAAACTACTTGGCATCTTGGACATCTAGGAGAACAATGCTCTCTAACTGTCTCTTCATCTAATATCATCTGATCCCTTGGTAATGTCTCGTTCATCTTTTTCCTCATATACTGTTACATGTCCATTATATTTCATTTCTCTATATTTGGAAGCTAATAATCTACTTCTTTTTGCTAATTCATTATCACCTGCAACAGAATATTCAACTGATTTTTCTTCTAAATCTTTTATAATCCTATCTATTACCATCATGTCTTCGTCCCTACTTCTTTACATTGCATGTGCATGGTATGTGGATAATATATCTTTGGTCTAATCATAACCATCATCTCCCCAAGTCTTGCACCACATTCTCTTTCTGTTGCATATCCTTTCGGCTCAATGGTATCATGTATCTCTATACACTTTGGCTGTGTATATAAAGAACATATAAGTATTAATGCTTTAAACACTTAACCTTCCAATACTTTTCTCCAACAAGTTACCAACTCCTCTGCATATATGTCTCCACCTTCTTTTTTCTTTAAATCGTCAACTGTGTCAACAATAACCCTTTCTATTCGTTGGACTGCCTCGGTCCACGAAACATGGATTCTTCTATCAGAGTTTGGCTCTTCAATTCTTGTTTCCATGAAGACCTCCTTAAAAAGTTCTTAAATATTCCCATAATTTGTTCTTTTTGTCAATTACATAGTGTTTCTGTCATAATTTTTTGTTTATAAATTTTTTTTAAAAATAGGTGTATAAATGTATAAATGTATAAACTTGTATAAGTTACTGTTTTTATTACATTCTTACTATACACTTTCGTTACACTTATACACTTCATATCTAGGAGTAAGTGAGACCGCGGACATTTTTCTTCGTTTTAGATTGAAAAAGTATGGTAGAAACACTATTATAAGCCCATGCCAAAAGAGAAATTTCTTACAAATAGACAAAAAGAGTTTGCTCGTTTCATTGTTGAAGGCACTTATTCTAACGCTGAATGTGCTAGAAAAGCTGGGTATTCTGAAGGACAAGCAGCCAAGACTGCATCTTTGCTCCTCAATGGTAAAGATTTTCCCCTGGTCGTTGATCATATTAAAGATCTTCGTGAAGCTCGTGAGAAAAAATATGGTGTTACCTTGCTTGGTCAACTTAAAAGGTTTGCAGACCTTTCTAAAGGGGCCGAAGAAACTGGACAATTTTCTGCAGCCGTCAATGCAGAAAAGATTAGGTCTTCTCTTGGTGGTCTTGCTATTGATAAAAGAGAAACAAATGTTGTGCATCAACTAGATAAACTTTCTCGTGAAGAAATCATTGCTCGTCTCTCTGAAATAAGAAAAGCATATCCTTCTGCGTTTGTTGAAGGTGAATATGAAGTTGTCGGAGAGAATAAGGGGAGAAAACAACTCTCCGACATGGGTATAAAATAGCAATTCCCGAAATTGCTCTGTGCTTTTAAGAGTTAGCATGGATATTTTCTGCAAGTCAAGAACTGTTTTTTAGATTTTTTATATCTTCTTGAAATTCTTTAATACTTTGATTAATCTCAAGCACTAAATCAAACCCCAAAAGGACTCCTCTTTGCTCTGCAAGGTCTAAATTATCTTTAAGATTTAAAAGTTTGCAATGTTCTTCGTAAGCATGTCTTAACTTCTCAACATTTTTAAATGATAGACTATGTGGGTGTGGCATGTTTTTTAATCTCCTTTTATAAAAATTTTAGACATTATTTCTTCCACATTGTCAACAATCATACAAAACTCATCTTCATATTCTTCTTTGCGATTGCCGTCATCATCAAAACGATTATCTATACTTCCATATTCCTCTACATAAGCAGATAATTCTGAATATAACTCAACCCATGTAGTAGTTGGTATTTTAATTAATGCCATTTTCAATCTCCTTTTTTAAAGCTAATCCTAAATACATTGCATTTTGAGGACATATTGCATTTCCCAAACCTTTTAATCTGTTTGTTCTATCTTTGTCCAATTCGTAGGATACCCCATTAGGAACTCCGTGAAGTTCACATTCAACTTCCCACCATGTTCGTTGTTCTTCAAGACTTCTCTTGGCAACGATTTGTCTCTGCTCTTCTTCCATGTTGGGTTGTAACTCGCATCTTTCCAATCCCTTGATAGAGGAGTCGGATAATTCCATGCTTTCATTCTTGGGGGACGGAGAGTTACTCCGTTCATCATTTGTTGTGCTTGTTGTTCCGTCATTTCTCCGTTCTCCACTTTCTTTCGGAATATCATTGTCTGACCCTCTGACGCATGACCGAATCCCTTTGTCGTTGGTGTCGGATATAAACTCATTGTCTGTGGATCTACTTGTTCCCTCAAGTTGCTTGGTCTCTTCCGACCCTTTCTGTGTCCCTCTTGCATTTTCTTCGTTGCCTCTGCACTTCTTGGGGGAAGATGATCCATTGTGTTCGGAGTCGCATACAGTAAGGTCTTTACAGACAATCCAGACTCGGTCTCGTTTGTGCCATGCTCCGATTGATGAAGACGGAAGTATAAATGTCCTCGTTTGGTAGTTGATGCTTTCCATTTGAAACAAAACCTCGTCAAGTCCCAATGAGACATGCCCATAAACATTTTCGTAAATACAATAAGTGGGTCTTGTTTGTTCAACAATTCTAAAGATGTACGGAAAGATGTGTCTTTCGTCCTCTGCACCTTTTCTTTTTTGGGAGGCGACACTAAATGGTTGGCATGGGTATCCACTTGTGAGGATATCAATTGGTTGTTGAATAAATCTTTTTGTGTCATTTGCAATCTCCTTGACATCATTATAAATTGGAATATTTGGAAAGTTTTTTGCTAACACTTTTTGACACCATTCATCAGTATCGCAAAATGCCATTGGTTTAGATAGGTTTGCCCATTCAAATCCTAGAGCAAACCCACCAATACCACTACATAAGTCTAAATGATTAAGCATCTTTCACCTCTTCATCTATTTGGTCATTGTATAAGACTAAACCAAAATCATAACCTTGTTTATAGAAATGATTTTTATTTGTTTCACTTCTAATGCCATACATCAAAGCATCATAAGTTCCATCTTTAAAAGATTTTAATATATTGTGAACAAGTTGTTCGTTCATTTTTTTTGCACTAATCATATTTCCTCCACTTCTGCTACAAATTCTTCAAGAGTATTATAACTTCCCTCTTCTCCATCTTTGTAGTTTTCTCTTGCCTCTTTTTCAGAATTAGCATGAACAAGATATTGCTTTGCTATGCGTTCATTAACAAAAACTATATATGTTTTCATAACTCTGCCTCAAAATTACAATAACCTTTTTCGTGTAAGCGTTCATGAATTTGTTTGCCAAGTTTATACCTTGCATACCATGTCAATACATCTCTAACTTGTTCATCTGTTGAAACTTTACTGCCATCAACATTTTTTAATGTGCCAAGTTTAATCAACATATCGTCATTATAGCCATTAATTTGATTAAAAAAATCGTCTAATATTTTTTTATTATCTCCTAAAATATCTCTGCATTCTCTTAATCCTTCTACTACTTTTGGTAAATTCTCCTTTACAAAATAGTAATTGTAAAATCTCGGCTCTCCGTCTACTCCAAAGAAGTCTGCATCTGTACTGCTTTGCACTCCAAACCAAAACTTCCCCTCAATATCTCCATTATAATATCTACCCATTATTTATTCTCCTCTATAAATAGGAAACCACTTCCGTTTCCCTCTTCATCTTGAGAAACAGAAATTTTTATTTCTGGCTCTCCACTAGCATTTCCCTTTGTTAAAATAAAAACTGGAAATTGGTCATCAAAACCCTCATCAATTTCACTATCGTTCTCAATTCTAAATTCTTTAATAGTGTAACCGACTAATTGACCATAATAGTCTTTCGCCCATTTTTCCCATTGTGTATTCGCCATAATATTTCTCCTTTTTTGTTGTTGTGGCAATAATCAAAAAAAGGCACGATTAAATCATGCCTTTCTTTGAGTATTACCCACCCAATTTCATTTCTAATACATTAGACTTTTCTTTTGAAAATTGCATTTCTGCAACCCTATCATTAATTACATACTTTTTTTGAGTTAAAGTATCTATAATAACAAATGGGTTTTTTCTTGCCCTATTTTTAAAGCCATGCAATTTAAATTTGTGAGTTCCCTCATTCCAAATCTTCGTTAAATCAAGACCTCTGATACTTGCAATCATTTCTAAATCTTGCTCTACCACAGTTTTGCCACCCTCTACTAAAACATTAAGTTTAAATGTTGCATTGTCTGTGGAAAAACTGCAATTACCTAAATCTAATTTTAAACCCAAATCAAGTTCATTAAGTTTAGATTGTATCTTCGTTCTTATTTCTTTTAATGTTGTTTTATTAAGTTCCATTATTCTTCCCCCTCATGTGTTGTTGTGATTTCAGTTTGATTGTCTGCATTAATTATGCTTTCCAACCTATATTGTTCAAGATTACAATTCTGCAAGTTGTAAAAAACAACATCATTTTCGTCATTGTGTTCTGACAACATTTCTTTTAGTTCTTTAACTTTCACTTTATTTCTCCCTATAAAAAGTTTTAATTGCCATTTCTTCGGCATCTTCATCTGTATAACCATGTTCTTTAAAATGATTATACAAATCCTCTAATTGAGTTTCTTCCCAATATTCTCTACTCATCTTCTTTTCTCC